GGTCGTGGAGATGATCGGAGCGGCCACCGTGCCGGTGGCGTCGCTCTGGAGCTGCCTGCGGATGGAGTTGCTCCAGTCCTTCAGCGGCTCGGCGGACCGGCCATGATGCCAGGTGATGCCATCCTGGGAGATATATCCGACCTCCTCCCAATCCGTCGAGGAGAGATCAGCTGTCGGATACGCCGGGAGCGCGGTGTTTTTCGGAGCATGGAAGAACATACCCGTCGCCGCGCCGATTCCGAGATTTACAACATTGCTGCCCATGTGTTCGTCCTCCTATCAGGTAGATTTCTGGCCGTCGTCCTTCATGAACGTCCAGGCGTCCGCGCTGACCGTGGCGTTCCAGGTGATCGCGGATCCGGGAGCGAAGGAAACATCGTCCAGAGCGGTGATCAGGCCCCGCGTGGTTCCGAGCATGAAGGTATCGTCTCCGTCCTTCATCAGGAACAGGAAGGCCTCCTCGCCGGACATGACGCCCTCTTTGACCTCGATCTTCTCCAGCTTGCCGTGGCCGGACGTCGCGGCCGTCTCAACGACGGCGCTCGCGCCGAAGAGAGTCTGCAAGACTTCCTTGGTCGTGGAGATGATCGGAGCGGCCACCGTGCCGGTGGCGTCGCTCTGGAGCTGCCTGCGGATGGAGTTGCTCCAATCCTTCAGCGGCTCGGCGGACCGGCCATGATGCCAGGTGATGCCATCCTGGGCGATGAATCCGACTTCCTTCCAGGCGCTCGCGAGCGTCTCGGTCGGATAGGTCGGAAGAGCAGTTCCGGCGGCGGCATGGAAAAACATACCACTCGCGGCACCGATTCCGAGGTTTACTGCATTGCTGCCCATGTGTTCGTCCTCCTTAATACGTTATCGTTTTGTTTTCCAGATGTGCGACGACGCTGATCCGCGCCGAATACATCGAAAGATCCGGCCTGACGGGATCAGATCCCCAGCTGCCGGATGTATTTACCGAGATATGCCGGATCGCGGTGGTCTGTTCCCCCGCGGCCTTCCGCAGGAGCGCGATCGCGTTCCGGAGTGTTTCGTTTGCGGTCCCTTCATCGGTCGCCCTGGCGTCCAGCGTCACCTCAAAGGTGTCGATCTGTCCGTCTGCGTCCGTTCCGCCGACCTGTGTGACCAGGATGCACGGTGTGGAGAAGTTCGCCGGGAGAGGACGGCAATAAACGGTCATGTAGCTCTTCAGCGCGGTCCGGACTTCGTCTTCGATGTCGACGGACCGTCTGATCTGTACGCTGCTGCTCATCCTGCGCTCACCGCCTCACTCAATGCTTTATCCTCCGCCTCTGCGATGGCGCTCTTCCGGTCCGTCGTATAGACGAAACCGAGCGCCCGCTGGCTCCCGTATGCGCGTCCGATACGGGTTCCGGAATGGAATCCCGTTCCTCCGCGTGTGTTGTTTGCGTTCGCCCGCGCCCAGATGCCATTGGTCGCGCTTTCGACCGCGCTCATAACCCCGCCGGATGTCAGGATCTGCTCGAAGCCTTCCGAGAAGAACTCGATCTCGACTTGCTTGGCCATTATCCCGACCACCTTTCGAGCTGCGCCTGGATGTGTGTCACTCTCCCGGTCGGAGACTTCCACGGTCTCGGCTCGCCGATGATCTGATAGTCATTCCCGTCGAATTGGATCTTATCGCCTGCGGCGATATCGGTTCCCGGCGGGAAATAACCGGTATATCCTTCGGAGATACCGAGAACGCGTCCATCCTGGGAGAGCGCCGTCGCTGCTGGTTGCATCGAGCATCCGGTGATGTTCTCGCTCGTCGACTTTGTCCAATCCGGGACGATGGATCCGCGGACGTCTTTCGTCCCCGGCCGGATCCTCGTGACCGTATCATTCGCCCATGATGGAAGCGCCATATCAGAACACCCCCCGCAGCTTGTACGGTTCCAGCGTTTCGACGTCCGTCGATTGCAAAGCACCCGCGCCTCCGCCGCTGGACCAGTTCTGCGTGTAAGACACAGAAACGCCGCCCGCGGATTCGCTCGCGACGCCGTTGGTCATCGTCAGCGCCCTCGACACTCTTCCGGCGATCAGTTCCTTGATGGAATCCATCAGCGCGGTCGGGATGCCTGCCGTATACGTCACGACGATCTCCGTCTTGCGCGTGAGCTTGTGATCGTATACGTCGAACAGGCGCAGGATGCCATTCGTCTCGAAAGAGAAGTCCGTCCAGGCTTCTCCGCCGATCGTGACGGATGTCACTCCGGTCACATACGCCGCCGGGAGCTGGATCAGGTAATCAGATCCGACGCGCTTGATCCTGCCGTTGCCATAGAGCAGCCGCTCGGAGAACGAGCAAGTCTGCGCGGGATAGACGTGCCATCCGCAATAGTTCCGGAGGCCCATGCAGGCCGCGGCCAGCTCCGGAGAGATCCTCGCGTCTCCCGCGAATTTGCTCGCGGTGAGCGTGTTGAAGTCTTCCGGCGATAGCATAGCCGCCAGAGCGTCCGCGTTGGTGATGGTATATCCCCATTGTGTCAGCAGGCTCATTTGTTCGCCGCCTTTCCGGCCTTGTTGGAAGGCTTAACGGCTTTCGTCTTCGGCTCTTCCTTCTTCGCCTTCTTGGCTTCGGCCGATCCCAGGTCGATCAGCTTATTCCCATCAAAAACCAGCGTTTTCATTGGTGCTTCACCTTCTTTCGGAAAAAGGGACGCAGCCTTTCAGCTGCGCCCCTTCGTCGTTAATCGTCTTCTTTCGGTTCCATGACCAGGCCGTCGAACTTGTAGACGTTCAGATAGGTCACGCCGTCGATCACGGTATAATACTCGATGCCGGTGGCGTTCACGATATGAAGGATATACAAGCCGTCAGCGTCCAGCGGAACCGGATCCGCCGCGCTTCCCAGGGGCCGCACAGAGATCGAAGTCGCGTCTTCAGCTTCTGCGTGGAGAGCGAGGAAGTGACCTTCCTGGAGTTCCGGATGACTTGCGTCGAATCCGGTGTATCCCGTCACATAATGCAATGTGCCGCTGATCACGCCGTTACTGATGACGATATCCTCTTGCAGATCTGATACGGTTTTACCGAGGAGATCTGTGTCCGCTGATATGTCTGCGTCTACCAACGGACTCAAATAGGGTCCGAGGCAGACTTCACGATCTTCACGAAGCCAGCAGGCCGACGCACGGCGAGAGCGAGGCGCTCTTCGCAGCGGATGGTCATGCGGTTCTTGATGAAGTCATCCTGGTCGGTGTTGGTCGCCTCAACGGAGACGCCGCCCTTGCTCACGACAGATGCGCAAGCCTTGAAAGAACCGACGAAGATTTCACCGGTAGCAGAACCGGAGACAGGAGCAGCCGCGAAGGAGCTGCAATACACCGGGACACCCCAGAGCTGCTTGCCCTGGCCGTCGGCGAAGTAGCCGCCGCCGATGTATTCCTTGGTCGTGGTCTTGGCCAGACGCAGGATCTGCCAGGTCTTCGGGTTCATGATGATCGCGTCGGCAGCGAAGCCGCTGTCCGCCTGGACCTTCATGATCTTCTCGAAGATCAGGTCGGCGATGTCCTGGCCGGTGGCGCTGTTGGCCCAGCTGGTGGTGTCGGAGGTGATGCTCGCGGCCTTCAGCTTGGTCAGCAGATACGCTTCCTCACGGAGGCGCAGATAATTCAGCAGACGGCCATTGATGGCGCTGGCCAGGAAGGGAGCGTCGTCAATGTATTCGTCGGTCTCCTTGATGAACGCGGCCAGCTTGTCCAGCGCCACGGTCACGGGAGAAGGATCAGCGAAGGAGATCTGCGGCTTGGCAGCGCCTTCGTCGGTGGGATCGAAACCATAGGGACTCTGGCCGCTGCCGGTGTTGGATTCGATGGCGCCTTCGACGAAGTAGGTCAGCGCGTTCCCGCTGATGGATTCAGCGCCGAACAGGGACCGGAGGAAGGTTTCCGGCAGCGCTTCGGTCACGATATTCTTGTCGATATCGGTGACCAGCGCCCGCGGGACCTGGGGAGATCCGGGAGTTCCGATGGCCAGCGGATCATTGTACGCCTTCGCGGCGATGGTGAACCGCTTCTCGTGGGTCTTCGGCATGGACTTGACGAAATGCTCGCCCAGGCTCCTCGCGGGAGTCTCGACGGTCTCGTCATCCTTTTCGGGTTTCTTGCCGATCAGAGTCAGCAGATGAGCTTTCTCTTCTGCGTCTTTGATCGCTGCTTCGAGGCTTTCGATTTCAGCGCCGAGCTTCACGGCTTCCGCTTTCGCGTCCTTGTCCCCGGCTTCTGCGGCTTCCAGCTTTTCGGCCAGTTTAGCCTTGAGTTCTTCGAGCTTCTTTTTCATGGTTAGTTCTCCTCTCTTTTGATAAATTTTTCTTTGATGTATTCCAGGATTTCATCCTTCTCCGGATTGCTTTCCTTCCGGTCCTCCGCTCCCGCGTTGCCTTCCGGATCGTCCTCTCCTTCGTCGGTTTCTTCCTGATCAATCTCGCCCAGGACATCCTGGAGGAGTTTGATTGCCTGCTTGATCTTGTCCTCGTCCGCCTTGCTGTTCCGGCGTCCGGACTTCACGTCCACGACTCCGGCGTCATCATTGGCCGGGACCATGACCGCGGAGATCTCGAACAGATCCAGCTCCTGGAGTTCGTATGCCTTCGCCCCGTCGTCCAGCGTGACTTCGCCCGCCTTCAGAACGTCATAAGCGAAGGAGAACTTCTTGAGCCGTCCGTCCTTATACAGAGACCGGACCTTCTGGGCCTCCTCGCTCTCGTCGAACTTTGCGACGAA